GTCGGGGGGTTAGCCGCGAGATGCGAATGCGATGCGATAGCCGATTGGATGGCTTCGATCTGCTGTTGCAATCTGTTCAGTCTCTCCGTGAGTTTCCCTACAATCACCAGCCCATCTAATGAACCTTCGTTCATTTCGATTAAGTCCGGTGTTATACGTACTTTTGAGTTACCAACCGTTACGTTTACTTCGTCGGGATCGGTCGTAAACGTTATGGCTGTCTCGTTACGTTTAAACGCCCACTTATCTATCTCCGAGATACCCACAAATACCGGACGGTTAATGTCGCCATCTATAAATGTGATAAGAGCGGCAGACCCCTCGGTAGGTACGTGCACCATCCCGTACTCCTCCGTACCGTACAAAGACAGAGGTACGGGGAACGTCTTGTCCTCCTCAAACAGGTAAACCTGCGCAACCCCATTCGCCTCGTCTACCGATTTGACGGTGACAAGTACGGTACGAACGGTGTAGAACATCTGCGCGAGGAATGCGCCGAAAGCTCCCCCTGCTTCCTCGGCCGGGTCGTAGCTAACACGTTTAACACTCATATCGCAAAGACTTTATCGGTGACGGTTAACGTCTGGAAAAAACCGTTAACGTCTCCTTTTAGCTGATACTCTAATACGTAGTACTGTCCGGATAATTCCGGGAACAGCGTGTGGGTAAACTCAACTGTTTGCAAAGGGTCTACCTTTGGGTAGAGCGAAAGGATCAGTTTGCCTTTGTTCCTGCGTCCCTGTAAAGACAGTAACATTTTGTCCGCAAACTTATCCAACTCCGTTACGCTATCCAACGTAGAGTAGCTACGTATCGTCTCGGCATACCTTTTGTCCAGTTCACTTTTTTGCTTCGTGCTACGCGACGTGCGCAAACCTCCGGTTGCGGTGTATCGCTTGCCCGTTTTGAGGATGCCTGTAACCTTAACCTCGTAGTTAATAAAACGTGAATCCTCGCGAATAAGGTCTGCCCCGAAAACGTTATACTTCGTGTTGAGTTTCTCAACAGGTGCGGTGCTGTTTTTCGTCAGACCTCCTATGTACACTTTCCCGTCGTCCGTCACACCTCCATACAAAACCATCAACTGCATAAGCCGCTGTACGGTATTGTACGGGCTGAAATCGACCGGGTTGTTAAACGGGAACGTGCTGGTCGTGGCCTGCACAAACGGCCCGTCGGTCGTATACGTCAACTCCGGTATGTTTGGGTTTACGTCGAAGCCCATGTTCTCCCGTTCCTTTGCGAACGCTTCGTTTGCGATGGGCAGGATGTCCTGCATGATCTGCGTCATCTTAATGCCGCCCCATACCTTTTGGACCCGGCCGAATTTAAGGATCAACGTAAAGTCGCGCAGGTATAACGTCGTGGGAAAGCCCTCTACAACCTGCTCGATCAATCCGTTAAATACGCGCATTTTCTCGTACCCCTCGTACCACATATATACCTCAACGTGCGCGAACGGTTTGATAACATTGGGCTTAAAGACCTCACGCATACGCGAGCGGGCCTCCCCCTGTTGCTCAATACCGATAGCATACAAGGGTAAGGTGAGAACAGCCGAATCGCCAAGTTGCTTGTCGTTACCGGTAAGCACGAACGATTCAAATTGCCCTACCCAAATATCCTCTATGTATACCTCGTTGCGGCAGATAAGATAGTTCGAGTTCATAATTAATAGTTGCCAGCGTCCGAATCGACCTCGCGTAAGTTGAACGTAACAACGTTCTCCCCGTATTTCACCTCCGTAAGAGTAAACTCGAACTGATACGTACCCATACCTACTCGGGGCGTGTCCGTATATTCGGTGATTATCGCGTATTCAATTCCGTGCGTTTCGTTAATTTTTTGGTTACGTATGCGCAGAATCTGGTCCTTTTCGTAAAACTCGTTGAGAAATTTCGACAGTTCCGCTATCTTTGCCTCTGCTTCGTTCTCCAGCCGCTCCATGATTTGGAGGTTTGGCTGGTTGTTTCGAAGAGTAAGACGTAACGTACAGTTTATCGTCTTGGCCTCTTTACGTGTCTGCTGGATAATGTCCGGCCCGTCAACGAGAGCCGAGACGTTTAACCGCTTTCTCGCTTTCACGCTAAACGTCTGCGACATCGGCATAAAGTAGTCGCCGATCTGCAACGAGTAAAGTTTCGTGTAGTCGTAACGATCCAACTCCGCACCGGACCTGCGTTCTATGCCGTTTACTGTTTGTTCTTTACGAACAAAGGGTATGTTACGTATATCCTGTTGCTGTTGTTCCCGGTTTGTCTGCGCGGGGGCCAAGCGGCTTATCCCAATCCACGCTTTCGACAAGGCGAGAACGGTAGTATTGCGGATTGCGTCGCGCGCGTCGAGTGTCTCGGCGATCACACGGTTGGCCACCTTGTACGGTCCGGAGTTCTGTATAGCGCCCCGGACCGATTCGGTGGTGGTTTCTATTGCGTCTCTGACTATTCCCATACCTATATCCAACGTGTTCCCATCTTCCCGGTTGCGGCGAGCATTGCCTTTTGGATTGCTTCGGACGCTATTTGGTCGATGTTCTGTTTAACTTCTGCTACGACCTCCTGCGGGTCGTCGGTACTTATGTTCGAAGTCCACTTCACGATTGCGTCGTGGAAATGAATTTCGAGGTTGCGACGGTCTTTGTTAAAACCCGAAAGGTCCGACCCGGTAGCCCCCGCACCTGTTATCGCGGGTAATGCGCCCGGGGCGATGTCCGTTAATTTCTTAATAAACGTTCCGAGCGATTCGCCAAGGTCCGCGTAGTCAATAGCGTACGCCGCGTTCGCAGTCATTGGATTGCGCAACGTTGCTCTGTCCCACACTCCGGAATGCTTAACACCCGAATAACCTTTGTAGCTACCCGTTACGGGGTAGTAGACAGAGGTCGAATCCGAGTTAAACGCAAGTCCCGCGGCCCAATTGAGCGTACTTTCGTTCATTTTTCTACGCTGGTGCGGTGTCCACGGGCCGTTTGCATCATGCAACGTACCTATACCACGTACTGCGTTAAGCACATTCTCGTCGCGTTTTATCGCATCGAGGTATTGCGACAGATAGTCATTGATGGCTTTGCCACGCATACTCGGCGATACGTCTTTAAGAAGCCCGGCACTATCCAATGTAGTTTCGAAATTCTTACGAAAAGTGCGGTTATAGCGAAGATCGTCCAATGCACGTTCTTTGTCGTTCGCTATTTTGGCTTTCTGTGAATCCCCGAGATCGAGGCCGAGTTTTTCTCCAGCACGTTCTATAAACGTAATAAGTTTATCGACGAGCCGTGTCCCGTTATCCTCGAAATTTTCGAACAGGTTCTCCACGCGCTTAACCATTACGCGAAATGCGTCGTTATTGACAACGGTAGAAAGAAGTGAGTTTACGGCGTTCCCTCCCGAGTTAATAAGGCCTGCGCCAGCCCCACCAACGTAGCTCCATACGTCGTTATTTCCGGCTATTTTGGCCCAAAAGTCCTGCTGTGCAAGTGCAATTTGACCGCGTGCACGCATACCTGCATTGGACGCATTGTCCAACTCGTAACGACGGAGGACCGCCAAAAGAGCGCTTTGGTCTTTAAGGAAAGTACGTACGTCTACCCCCTTCACGCCTCGCCCCTCCATCTCCTTTAGCGCGTACTTACCAAGTACGGGGGCCTGGTTAAGTAACTCGCGTATGTCTCGGATGTTCGGCGTTGCCTGCACCAATAACTGCTGTATGTTGGTCATCACACGCTCAAACGGTACACCCGCATGTTGGGAAATAAGACCACCTACTTTGGTAAGGTTTGTCGCCTGCGCAAGCGAAACTTTCGTTTTGCCGGAGCCACCAATACCAAGTCCTGTCAAAACGTTTATACTGCTTAACGCAGTACTACGGTCCAAACCATAACTTGCAGCCAAAAAGTCTGCATTTGAGTTGGCCTGCTCGTACCCAACACCGAGGCCGGCACGTGCTTGGTGCCGGCGTGAGATAAGACGTACGCCCGAAGCAAAGCCCTCGGACTGCAACATACCTATCATGGCGCGTATACCTAACCCGCCAACCGCGAGTGGTACCGCAGTCGAGTAAGCCATCGTTTTAAGAACGGCCTTGCCGATCATACCTACCATAGACGTAGCTATGGCCCCAGCATTTACACCACGCATTAATTTCTCTGCGTTCATGCCGAGAATGTTACCGTTTGCGTCGGGTTGGAGTATGGTAGAGAAACGTCCGCTGAAACCGCCGAGATTGAACCCGGTACCGTAAGACATGATTTTCGTATTACGGTGGCGAGTGTAACGTGCGCGTGCGTCTCGTTCCTGCTCACGATAGAACCGCGACATCGAACGCATTACGTCGCTTTGTCGCGTCATACCTTGTATGTACTCCCGGAACCGACCATTGTCGGCGGCGTAGGATCGTCCGCGTATAGAAGACCCCGTAGGTACGGCCCCTACTCGTATAGTACGTGAGGGGATAGCGACCGCGGCTGTCCCTACTGAACGTAATGCCGCGGCTAATGTGGTCGCGTTTGCCGCGGCCACACCAAGGTTTGCCGCCAGTTTTTCAGATCGAGAAACCGCGTTACCCCCTATATCCAGTACTATATTATACCCTGCCATCTTCTACAAGTTTTTCTACGCGGTCTTCTAAATTACCTGTGGCCCACGGAGCCAACTCAAAGTTACGTATAAGATAATATGATGCCGCGAAAAGTTCCTCTAACAACGTCATGGGGTATAAGTCCCCATCTAACATAAGGTGATACGGGATGTTACAGTAGTGAGAAACGAACACCCGTTTGATAAAATACGGGTCTCGTTCCTTCGCTTGTTTGATGATCTTAAAGTTTTGAGCAATACGTTTTGCCTCTTCCTGTTTGTCCTCCTCGATCCCCTCAACATTCCCGACAGGGTATGTTAGTCGTTGACGAAAAAATCGTGAAATTCTTTCTGCGTCTCGGCTTGAAAGAGAAGCACACGACACGCGCGTACGTCGGACAGCACACACGAAATTGCGCTGTTCTGATCGTTAAGATCGTCGGCCTTGTGCGCCATGAAAAGCATAGCGTACGCACGCGCGGCGTCGCTCTCCGTCTCGAACGGAGACGGTTTACGTCCGAGCATGTCGATATAGTCGAACGCAAATTTCACATGATCGTCGTTCCGACGGTTAAACGGTACTACCTCTACGGTAAGGTCCTGCTCGCTCTCTGGCGTCAGCACTTTTTTAAGCGTAACTTTACGCAATTTGATTTCTTTTTCCATCCTGCTTTTGTTTAAAAATGTAGTGATATGCGGGCCGATCAAAGCCCACATACCTGTGTTTACGCCGATACCGACGTTTTGACGCTCTTACTCCGGGCGCGGAATCGCCACGACTTAAGCGTCTCGGTGCCCCGACGTTCTACGCCGTCCGATTCCTCAACGCCGGTACAACGACCGTACGTTTCGGTAGTGGACGTCGCGGGTACGTCGCGGCGCTTGTGCCATACAGCC